CAGGAGCATTTACACCAACTTGCTCGGCATTCCAGTTGCCTAAGTTTGAAGAGTTGTATGACAGCTTCAAAGACTTGGGTGTTGATGAAGTTTACTGTACATCAGTAAACGATTCTTTTGTTATGAATGCTTGGGCAAACAATGAAGATATAAAAAATATTAAAGTAATACCAGATGGTGAGGGAGTTTTCACTAGACAAATGGGTATGCTTGTTAAAAAGAATGATAAAGGTTTTGGTTACCGATCTTGGAGATATGCTATGATAGTTAATGATGGTATCATAGAAAAAATATTTGAAGAGCCAGGTAAATCAGATGATTGTACTACAGACCCATACGGTGAGTCTTCGCCAGAGAATGTATTACAATGGTTAGAAACAGGAAGAAACAACTAGCATTGACAATAGGACAAAGCTGTGTTATATTATAATATGTTAAATTATGAAGGAGTGATATATGAATCTATCAAGTGATACGATTGCTGTACTAAAAAACTTTTCCGACATTAATCAGAATATTCTGCTTAAACCAGGAAACAAAGTACAAACAATCTCAACAATGAAAAACATTTTGGCTGAGGCTGAAATATCAGAAAAGTTTGATAGCGAGTTTGCTATCTATGATCTACCAGAGTTTTTAAGATCAGTAGAACTATTTGAAAAACCAGAACTAAAATTTAATGGTGGTTCAAATGTACAAATCGCTGACACAAACTCTAAACAATCAGTTAAGTATTTCTTTGCTGACAAATCAGTTATTGTGGCGCCTACTAAAAACATCACAATGCCTGATAAAGAAGTTACTTTTACTTTGAAAAAAGAAACGTTTGCTAAGTTATTAAAGGGTGTTACAACTCTTAATCTACCAGATGTTGCTGTTGTTGGTGATGGTACAAACATCAAACTTAAAGCTACAGATAAAAAGAACAAGTCATCTAACGAATATTCTTTGAATGTTGGTGAAACCGATAAGAAGTTTACTGCTTACTTTAAGGCAGAGAACTTTAAAATGGTCAGTGATGATTATGATGTAGCTATCTCTAAACAAAAGATAAGTCATTTTGTTAATAGAAACAGATCAATACAGTATTGGATAGCATTAGAACCTGACTCTGAATTTTAAGGGAGGTTTAAATGTCTGACTTTTTATGGGTTGAAAAATACCGTCCTAGAAAAATATCTGATTGTATCTTAACTGCTAGTCTAAAAGAAACATTTACTAGCTTTCTAAAACAAAAAGAAATACCTAATCTACTTCTATCTGGTACTGCTGGTACTGGTAAAACTACAGTAGCAAGAGCCTTATGTGAGGAACTTGGTGCTGATTATATTATTATCAATGGTTCAGATGAGGGCCGTCATATTGATACATTAAGAAATCAGATTAAAAACTTTGCTTCAACGGTATCTCTTACCGAAGAATCTAATCATAAAGTTGTCATAATTGACGAGGCAGATTACATGAATGCCGATAGTGTTCAGCCTGCTTTAAGAAACTTTATAGAAACATTTTACAATAACTGTAGATTTATATTTACTTGTAACTATGTAAACAAGATTATACCTGCCTTACATAGTCGTTGTACCGTAATTGACTTTGCTATTAAGAATGGTCAAAAAGTTAAGACGGCTACTGCCTTTATGAAACGTTTAGAGGGTGTTTTAAAAGGTGAGAAGATAGAATATGAGAAGAAAGTATTAGGTGAACTAATACAGAAATACTATCCAGACTTTAGAAGAACTATAAACGAACTACAAAGATACTCTGTAAGAGGTAAAATAGACAGTGGTATACTGTTTAGTCTATCGGAGGCGAACACCAAAGACTTAATGAAGTCACTAAAAGAGAAGAAGTTTAATGATATGAGAAAGTGGGTGGTACAAAACCTTGACAAAGAGGCTGCCTTTCTATTTAAAACTATCTATGATGTTCTCTATACACACCTAGATTCTAAATCTATACCTCAAGCAATATTAATTTTAGCCGGATATCAATATAAATCTGCTTTTGTGGCTGATCAGGAGATAAATATGGTCGCTTGCTTAACTGAAATAATGGCAAGTTGTAAATTTAAGTAGAGGATATAATGGCGAGAAGAACATTATTTAGAAAGTTGATAGTAAAATTAAGAATGTGGTATGCTGATATTAGAGGTCATCACGGTAAAAGGTGGGACTATGAGCCAGGTGATTGGTATATGGGCAGACACAATAAACGAAAATAGAAATTGTTTATATTATGTATGAATTGAAAGATTATCTAAACGCAATTAATTTCACAAAGCAACAATTATTAGATACAGACGACCTAACATGGGAAAAGAAGTACCCACCATTTGTAATTAACAAGTGTTTATCAATGTTTTATGATTGTATAGCACAAGTTAATGAGATGAATGGTTTTCATTTCTTGGACAAGAAAACTCAATTTCATTTTTTGATAAATAGTATCCGAAAGAGAAAACGATTTGGCGGTAAATGGTTATCATCTACCAAATTGAAGAATTTACAATATGTAAAAGAGTATTATGGCTATAGTAATGAAAAAGCAAAAGAGGCTCTCAACATATTAACAGATAAACAAATTGAAGAAATTAAGTTGTCCTTGTTTAAGGGCGGGAGAAAACAAAGATGAGTGAACAAGAAATACAATGGTCGCC